TAGATTTATTTCTGTAACTACACTACCTGTTTTTACAGTTTGATATGTATCTTTATTTGGTTGTTCTTTTTTGTCAAACCATATTGGTTCATTACTTTGCATCAATTGCTCCTTGTAAAAATCTTGTCCATGCTATACCTTGTTTATCCCAATTATAATATTTGTTTGTATATTTTATTTGAAATTTTAAATGTTCATTTACTGTTTCGCTTTCTAAAGATTCTGCAGCTGCTTCTATAGCTTTAGCAAACTTAGTAGCAAGTAACTTATAA